ATAAAAAACCCCGCCTTTTGAGCGGGGTCTTCATAAAACCATTAAGCGCCGGGGCTACCGTACATACCTAATGGGTCTGACCAACCAAATGAATAACGCTCACGAGACTTGTAACGTACGTTACCAGTGTCAAAGTCGCCGTCCATAGAATTGCTCAAAGGTGTACGAACAAAGTGCTTCATACCGTTAGGTACATCAGTAGTCAAATACCAACCATTTGCATCGGTTAGGAAGTGATTAATTGTGTAGCCTTCAGGGATAGAACCGTTGTTCTTCAACGCATTGATGTCGTTGTCAGTTGTACCAACACGGAGTTCAGTCTCTAACAAACGAGTAGCAACGAACTGTAGTGCAGGAGGAACAACTAATTTACGAGGCTTAGCAGCAATTAACAAACCACGCTCATCAGTCCATGCTGCAATTTGAATAACTGCGTTTTCCAACGAAGTTTCATTCAAGTCAGCTGCGACTGTAGGAGTGTTGCCGTTAGTTGAGCCATTAATAAGCGGATGAGATGTGCTGAATAAAGCAACGCCATCACCACCGGGATAAGCGGCAGAGAATCCGTTGTTAATTACAGCAGCAGCTTTAACCTGCTTAGTGTAGGACATTGCACGAGCTAGACCTTTAGTATAGCGAGCTGATAGGCTGTCGTAGAGGTTATCTTCGATTGCTTCTTCAGTCAAGCTAAAGCCAAGGGCGATAGTTTCGTGGTTGTAACGAGCTGTCCAAGCTTCTTGTGCATTGTCATAAGCGATGGCAGAACCTTCGTTTTTAACAGGAGCAGCTGAGAATCCAGACAGTTTTGTTTCTTCTTCAAAAGAACGCTCAGAGGTTTCTGTTTCATAAATCTCTTTGTGTTCTTCACCGTAGCGAGCATACTCTAATCCGAACAATGCGTTCAATCCGGGGAGCAACTCTTTCAATAGTTGTGCACGTGAAATAGCCATTTAAATTCTCCTAGATTAAGCTACATAGTAGCGGTGGGCACCAAAAGTAATCTTTACGAGTACCTCTGGGGTTTGTACTAACGCAAGCGGATAAGTCGTACTGATAGTTGCTGTTGAGGCAATTACAGTTAGCGCTTGTGAAGTAGCTGAAGTCACAGTTGCAGCCGTTGTAACTGAAGAGCCAGTAAATTGCAACTGACCATTAATTACATTGTATACGTCTGTCCCGATTGGAATAACTTGACCAACAGCTAAACCAGCAACAGTTAGTGTAGTAGTAGCTGTACCGGATACATATGTAGCAGAAGAGCTAACTTGAGTATCAGGAACTAGATTCATTACACGGAAGTTACCAGTAGAAGAAGCTGGAGTTGAACCAACAACTGCACCGCTAGAGTTTCCAGTAGAAGCACTTCCAGTTAGTGTATTACCAGCCATGTTTTGACCAACAATGATTGATGAAGCTGAACCAATTGTAGTCGCACTTGCGCCAGTAGTTACAGCAACTTTAAATACTGTATCTGGGTCATCACAAATAATTGCAGTAATATCGCCAGCTAATACGTTACCGGGATAATATTGCGCATATTGACGCTGTTTAGTTGTAGGATTGGTATAGTAACATCCTAAGAAAACACCTACTGCCACGTTACTGGAAATAGTGTTTGCTAAGATTTCAATATACCCGCTAGTTAATTTTACAAAATCCCCGTAATAAATAGCGGTGCCATAGTTATACTGAATCGGCAAATTTCTTGTCGAACCAGAAAACACTTGACCACCGATAAGATTAACGGGCTTAAATCCATATGCGGCTGATATTGTAGGATAAGCTGCCATTTAAATCTCCATTAAAAAGTTAAGTTCATTTACCTAAGCTACTTGAGGATTTATTCTCTTTGAAGAGGGGCATCCTTGGGTCGCTTTGGCGCATTAAATTATTGTCTACAGCATCCGTTTGAGCTTGTGTTTGCTTATCGTAATATTCGGCACGTTGAGCAACAAATTCACTCGGAGTCTTGCAAAGCAATAACCCGCCAATTTCGATGTTGTCTTTAAACTTTCCATCGCCAGTGGCTAACAGTTTATATTTTGGCTGTTCCTCAAGAGTAACTGGCTCCCATCCTTCTCTCAGTTTCGCTGAGATATTACGGGGATCAGCTGCATTTAATGTAGAAACACGAATCCAACGATAAGCAAACCCAGCCTGTTTGTCTGGCTCTGGGAGAAGTTCTGGAGGCATCCACTGTTTAGGACGCTCTGTCATTTCACGAGTTTGTATTTCTCTAGGTGTTTTTTCAGCCATTTTAATTCTCCAATTTAGTTAATTCACGAGCATATTGCTCTGGTGTAAGTTTGAATTTCTTTGCCAAAGCGAGTTGAGTCTGATTAAGCTTTACCTTTTTGGGGGCAGTAGACCTAGTAGCAGAAGCAACAACAGTGCTTGTTTTTGCAGAGGGTTTGGACTCTGAGTCAGTTCCCAATCTATCTGGGAATCTTTTTTGCATTTCGGCATCGATTACTTGATAGTAATAGTCAGAGCCTAGTGGGACTCCTTCTTTCTCTAGCCGTCTATGAACACCCATTGCTAGGTAGCTCATATCTTCATCAACACCGTACCACTTGTTTTTGTCAAGCCAAGATTGAGTTTTTGGGTCCAATCGTTGTTGCGGTTGTTGAGTAGAATAACTCTCTTCTACAGGATTGTCAAACTCATTTCTGTAATTTTCCATTTGTTGTGACTTAAACTTCACATCTGCCAGTTTTTCTTGGGCATCTGCTAGTCTTTCACCATCACCGGAATCATACGCTTCTTTAAATTCCTTCTTTGCTTCGTCTAAATCCCTAGTAATGTTACTTTTAACACTGGTTACTAAGACTTTTTCGCCTTCAGAAAGCCTGCCTTTTAAACGTCTATTCTCTTCAATTAACTGCTGGGCAACATTAATAGCTTCTTGTTGCTCCCGTAAGGCTTGATCTTTAGCTCTACGTTCATCATTCCAAACTTTTTTAAGCTGGTGCAGTTTTGTTTTTGCTTCGTTGGAATACGACTCTAAATCATCTTCTTCCAGTTGTTTGACTATATCTTCTGGCATAGGAGTTAGATTTGCCCTGTCTTCTGCTGGCATATCATCTTCTATTTCAATCTCAATATTGTCTTCTATTTCATCTGGAAACTTAAACTGCTGTTTTTCATATTCTGCCATTTTGGGGCTCCTTAATATACTTTACGAGTAATTCCACGAGGATCTTCAACTACACCCTCAACAGAATCTTCGTTAATTAATCTGAATTCTCTGCCATGTATAACCAATCTTGTTCCGGCATTTGGTCGGACTAAGATAAAATCACCTTTTTTACACCACGCACCTGTTGGGTATCTGTCTTTGTCCAGATAACAATCAGGTCCTAGGTCAACCACAAAAAGAACAGTAGTTAGAATCTCTTCGTTCCGCATTGTCTCTGCGGACTTTATTAATTCTGAACCATCAATTTTTTCATCGGCTTCGGGTATAGCGCATAGAATTTTATACCCAGCTGGTTTTGGCAATTGGGTGGCTTTTTCTTGCATTGTTGCTTGATACATTCCTACTATTTGTGGATTATCGGGGTTTGATCCGATAAGGATTTCATTCATCTGAATGCTCCATTCTTTGCTTGAGGTCTGCAATAAGGGCACATGCAGCTTCCAGACCTCTAATCTGACCGCATGTGTAGCGATACTCTTCAAAATTTGTACAGTTTCCTTGAGATAATGCTGTTTGGAGCATTCCTATGCGGTCTTTATACTCACTTAAAAGATAATCAATTTCACTCATTTATTGTCCTTGTTTGAAGGTTTCATTACATTTGCTAAAATCTGCTTATTGGTTAATCTATTTTTATTCTTAATATCATTAGAATGTTTAATTAAATCAACACCAAGCGTATTTTCACGGTCTTCTTTTCTCATCTTTAAGTCCATGACTTTTTCTGCCAAGTTAATACCTTGCGTCTTAATTGCCATTCTTTCTTGCGAAGCAATTCTTTCTTTCTCAATTGCCTGTTGCTGAACTCTGAGCATTGTGTCAGCCTCATCTTTCTTGGCCTTTCTCTGCAATTCAGCTTCTTTAATGGCTAGATCTTTTTGTTGCATTTGTACTATAGGATCTTGGGCTGCCTGTTGAGCTTGTTGTGCAGCCATTTCAGTCTTATTACGATTAAGCAACAGATCAGAAGCCTGTGCAGCCATTGCAGAAATCTTAACTTCCATTTCTCTAGGGATGCCTTCATTGTCTTCTTCCTTATAGTCTGGCAACTGAACGCCCAATATATCTTCCATGTGTCTGCGATAGGCAAAGGCTAGGTGTTCATTAATATGTGCTAATGCTGCCGAATGAATTGCCTGTGCCTGTGGGTTTTGGGATAACATTTGCGCTATCTTTGGATCTTGAATAGCATTCATATGCACTTTAATATGTGCTTCATGGTCTTGATACATAAAAGCCTTAACAGGTTTCATGTTCATAATGTTCATGTTTTCTGTTATTGGATCGGCTGGCTTTCTGTCATCCGGCAACGGCACTAGCTTATCCGCATTTTTGATGCCGAGAATATTAATCATCTGTCGGTGTAAGTACGGTAAGTTATATAACTGTGGCGCTGTTTGCGACAACTGAATCACTGCCTGATACTGCACAATCTTCTGTGACATAGTAGCGGCATTTGGATCGCTAACAGGGATAACGTCAATATCGTCATAATCCGATTTTTTAGCAAAACGAGTACCTTCTACTGGCTCGTAAGAATATTCAGGTGGCGTGTCTTCCTTAATAATATCCCGTAACAACTGTAACTCTTGCTTCATCGAGTAATGTACACGAGCCTGTACTGCGCTCATTACTTTTAATGTCCGTTCTAATATTGCCAGAGTCGTACCAACTGGGGTGTTAGCAGACATATCGGCAATTTTCATATCTGAAGCCGAGGCAAACCTTCTACCTTCTTCTACAATATTACCGAGTAAGGTATATAAGACTTGACTTGGCTCTTTGTACGGCAAAGGTAGGATATTGTCTTTGAGTGCGCCACTTGGTACGTCTACATCCCTAAATTCCCCCGGACTTATGGGCGTGTCGTCACCTTTGATTCGCAATCCACGGGTTTTAAAGCCACCCGGCAAGTTGGATAGTGTGCCTGCGTCCACCAGTTGACGTATAAGGGAAGTACCAGACTTGGCAAAAGAGCCAACAAGATGAATAAGACCAAAACAGTAGAAACCAAAGCCCGGAACATAGCCGTAATGGACGAAATGCTGCCTTTTAAGTTTTCTTTTATCATCGGGTTTCCAATTTCTACGAATTGCCAGAACATTACAGGTATTTTTTTCTACAGTCACCACATATGGCAACGCTATACCTGTTAGTTCTCCGTCTTCGTCTTTATCTTCGTAACCTTCTAGGTCTAAGTTAACGTGAATTTCTAGAATCTTAAATCTATCGTCTTCTGTTGCAGAAAAACCCATCTTTTCGGCAATTTTCTTTTCTACTTCGTCATACGATTTAGTTGGAGCACCCAAATCAATGTCCAAATAGAACCCAGCTACCTGTAATTTGCGTATTTCGTTCTCTGTCTTACGCATGACATGGGTAACTCGCTCAGAAGTTTCTAAACTACTAGCCCCGTAAGGCACAATAATGTCTTCGGCTGGTACATACATTGAGACTTGGCGGTTTAAGCTTGGATCAAAATAGACTTTTTTAAACGCATTGCCAGAAAGTCCTAGTCCCCAACACATTCTTTCGTGTTCTGGTCGGTATTCTGGCATTTTTTGCATGATCTGGTAGTTCATGTCCTGTTGAACACGCTCAGCTGCGTCCAGTTTTTCAGGAGTCTCCTTTCCGATTATCTGGGTTTTGACTGGTCCAGCTGGGGGCAGAGTCTCCATGACTGTTTCTGCTTGGAACTTGACAAGAGCTTCACTTAACAGTGGATGGTAAACCCCACAAGCACCCTCCCAAGGCTCACTTCTTTCTTCAATTTTAAGACCTAACAGCTCTAAGCCATCTACATAAGTCTGAATCCAGTCCTTGCGAGAGGCAATGTCCATTTCAATATCACCCAAAAGCTCAGATGCTAAGGTCTGCATCACTGACTCATCCATATCTTCGGCTAAGTTTTTAGAAAACTCTTCGTCTTCTTCTCTTTTTAACTCAATCTCTAAGTCGCCAATGCCAATAGTTACCGCCTCTGGATCCTCAATTTCAATCTCAATATCAGGCTCTGACTCATTATTTATGCCGGCTATTCCCTGTGGGGCTGCGTATAGTGCCTTATCTAACATAATTTATCCTTAATAATATGCTGCTCTTTTGCGGTAAATCGGCTCATCGTCTTCATCACTGTCTAACTTAATAAACCCACCCCTTCTAAATCGCAATAAAGCCTGAGTTGTGCTATCAACCAAGTCATCGTGATCGGAGTTTGGAAACGCTGCCAATTCTTCAATTACCTCTTCTGCCCATCTAGTGGGTGGTGCCCATATCTTCCCACTAGCAAATAAATCTGCCACTGAATTAACACGGCTAATCTTATCATTACCCCTTGTCGGTGTAAACTCTTGCACCGGTATTCCCATCCTTCTTAACTCAAATATCAATGGCGCACCGGACGCTTTTGCCTCTACTATACACGCATCTGGCTGCCATTCTTTAAACATTTCAAACGCTTTAGTCTTTAACTCCGGAAATTCTAGCCGAGCTTTATAAGCATCTAACAAAATAATATTTGGGTTATTCCGGTCTTCATCCTTATAAAACACGCCCCAAGTTGTACATGCTGAATAGTCAGCCCGTTCTGATTTAGTAAAAGCGGTATCCCAGCTTTGGATAATAAACTCACATGGCGGGGCTCTCTCATCCCAAACTTGCCACCATTCCCTTTTAACTAAAGCACCCTGCTCACTGGTTGGATCCTGCTGATACTGGGCTTGCCATTTAGATAAAGGTAACTCAATCCGTAACTTACTTAATTCCTCATAACTCCAGAACTGAGGCCATAATGGTTTCTCGTTCCTTTTAATCGCTGGCAGACTAATAATCTCCCACTCATCACCATCCCTCTCGATGATGGCTTTCATAATCTTACCGGTTAAATCTCTCTTCGACCACCTTGTCATTACGATTACTATGCTTCCGCCCGGCTGCAATCGCTGTCTTGGTCCTGACGTATACCACTCATACACCTTATCAAAGACTGATGGATCACCAGCGGCTAACGCTGCTTCCTGTTCCGAATGAGGGTCGTCAATAATAAGTAAGTCAGCTCCTTTACCAGTAACAGTCCCGCCCACACCAATAGCAAAATACTCCCCATTAGCATTAGTGGACCAACGACCAGCAGCCTTGCTATCAGACCGCAAACTGACATTGGGGAATACCTTACCATATCTATCTCCGTCAACTAAGTTCCTAACCTTCCTACCAAATCCTACCGCCAGTTCTGCCGTGTTCGAACACTGGATAATCTTCTTATTCGGATACTTTCCTAAAAACCATGCCGGCAAAAGATAACTGGCAAACTCTGACTTCGTATGTCTTGGTGGCATGTTAATAATCAACCGTTTTACCTTGCCACTGGCTATCTGTTCAAATTTTTTAGCCATTAACTCATGGTGATCGCCATGTATAAATTCCGGCCACATCGTCTTTACAAACTCCATAAAGTCCGATTCACCCTCTTCCCGCTGTAGAGATTGCTGATATGCCGTAGCTAAAGGACCAAGCGCATCCTGCTCCTCCTTCGGTAACAGCTTAATAATCTCTAACAGATCATCCATGTAGATTCTTTAACCTTAAATTAGCCGGACGAATGCTCCTAGGAAACTTGGTACTGCCCTTACATATGCCAATATCAATTAGTCTACGCATCTTGCGATTGACATTACCCGACCTTTTTCGCCAGTTAAGTGCATAATATCCTCAATAGTAGGACCAAAACCAAAGTTAGCCCACCACTGTTCGATTACCAAGTACGTTTCTTTTTGCGCTGGTGTCACGTTCTAACTCCTCTACTTTCTCTTCAAAAGACATTCTATTCCACCGACTAAACATCAGTATCATTTCTTTTGTCCATTCTCTCTGCACTTTGTCCATGCCGTAACCTTTTCATTAAATTAACATATACCTTATGCTCTTCATTTTG